ATTTGTGTAAGAAACCGCCCCACTTTGTGACCACACTGTACCATTCGAACTATAAACTATAGTTCCATTTGCGCCTACTGCAACAAAAATGCCTGCACCATATGTAATATCAAGCAAATTGCTAGTAGTACCACTTACTGTGCTATTCCATGTTGTTCCATTAATGCTTGTTAATATATTTCCGCCAGTACCAACTACAACATAGGTAGTTCCATTATAAGCGATAGCATTATATTGGGGTTTTGCATTGCCAGTTTGTGGATTATAACCCGCATCGCTATTTTGGAATGAATAGGTATTAGCTAAATTCAAAATATCACTATATTCAGTTAATATTTGGGTGTTACCAGTTGCTGGTGCGCCATCCGTAATAAGACCATTGCCAATGAATAATTGACGAGTGTCTACACTAAAACCTAATTCACCTTTGCTTAACTGTGGTAAATTTTCATATAAACCGCTGCGGTGTTGTATTCTTGAAATTTGTACGATGCTCACAATAAGTATCCTGCTTTAAGGATATTTATGGTTATTCTGAATAGAACTCGGAAACCCTATCCCACCATACATGTGTCCATTTATCAAATTCATCACCATTGATAATCCAACGTTGTGGTTCACAGTCTTTACTGCACATTAAGATAACAATTTGTTTAATATCAGTGCCAAATAACTCGTTGTGAGCAGCGGCGTATGCAGCACCTTGAATGAAATAATCATGAATCCATTCGGTTTTCTTTGGCTTATTTGTTTGTTTATAATCAATAATACTTGGTTTACCATTATAAACACCCACAAGGTCAGTTGTGCCCGCATATAGTTGTGGATAGTAAAGAGCAGTTTCCATACCCCAATATTCTTGTAATTGACCTTTAAGATACTCATCAATGATTATGTTTGCCATCTTAGCTGGTTGTTGATGAACAAGATTGCCACCTGTTTTTAACTCACCAGTTTCAAGCCAGTTTTCTAATTGTTTGTGCATACTAGTACCACGACCAGCGGCTTCTGTGGTAATTGCTTGTGCTTTTTCAACACCAACACGCTGCTTCCACTCATAGAGTGCTTGCATTTTTTCTTTTGATTTTGTTTTATCTAGAATTGTAGTTACACTAGCAACTACATCGCCATCAGGGGTTTGATACCTTCTGCCCTCATCAGTTTCTTTGCGAGTGATTTTTTTATAATCAAACAACGAATTATGCACTACATATGAATTTGTCATAATAGTATATTAACATAAAATTACAAATTGTCAAGTAAAATTACCAGCTAATTTGCCAGTAAATGTGGGTACCATCACTACTTTGACGACTTACTGTATATCCAAGAGTATTAAAATTATCTAAAATGCTTTGCATTTGACCTGAGCACAGATTATTTGCAGTAATTGTTTGCCAACTGCTATAATAATTTGCATCAAGAGTCATTGGTGTACCAACAATAACATTAGAACCAAACACTGTTGTGGTATTACCACCAATTATAACTGAAGTTTTATTGTTATCAACTGCGTTTACAATATTAATATTAATTAAGGCAAGTTCGGTTTCAACAACTACACTATCAATACTAGCAATTCTTGCATTTGTGGCATTAAACATTTATGTCTCCGTATTATTTATTTCTTTTTACGACGACCAGCACAGTGTGCTTTTTGACTAAAACCTTTTGGATGAGAGCAATCAATGCTGCGTTTATATTTTTTGCTCCATTTTTCTGTTAGTTCAGCTTCTTTTACTACTTTTTTGTTCTTTTTAACTTTAAAAACTTTGTCACCGACAGTAAATTCACTTAGACCAGCAGCACGTGCAGCAGCCAATGCGCCTGTAAATTGGTTACCTTCTTCAAGACTAAGTTCAGTATCCGTTGCTTGTATACCAGCATTATAAAGTTTTTCTATATCGCCTGCATTACGCAATAATTTAAAAGCAAGATTGTCAACGCCGTATTCGCCATCACGTTCAAGACCACTTTGGCGCATGGTCTTTATCTTTTTCTTTAAACGATCAATTGTTTCACGATCACCACTATCAACAGCTTGATCAATTTCATTGTGCAAGTATTCATACTTGTCTTCTATATTACTTGTATCTGGTTGAGCAGTAATCTTTTTTGGAAACTTTACCCAGTTATCATTAAAAACACTGTATATGCCATTAGAAATGTGTTTTTCATCACTATTTTGTACATATACTTCAACTGCGTGACCAAAAATCGTAATATCATGTTGATCATTGAATGCGCTTTTCTTTGCCATGAACATTTGTTTAATGTCAACTTCACATGGACCGTTTATATCAGTGATTAAGTGCAAATCAATATCACTTACTGGAGTATAATTAAATGAAGCATTGCTGCCACTAATTGTAATATCAGTTAATCTGATATCTGGAATGTTAATAAAGTTAAGAAATTCTTTTGCAATTTTAAAAAGTGCAAGACGAACTTGCGGTCGTAAACGATTATTTTCCCACAGTTGTGGGTTAAGTTTACTGTGAAATTTTGTTAATTGCTCTAAATCACCTACACGCATTAAGTATTTAGATTAAAACTGTGGTGGTGCAACGTCAGGTTGAGTTGGATTTTGTGCTGCATTTTTTGCCATTTTATCAACGGTTGATGCTTGCTTTTCAGCATCTTTTTCATCTGGTTCTTTGTTAGCGATTGATTCTTTACCAATTACAATGTAATCTTTGCTATAATCGCTAATCATATCTTTTAAAGAAGCATTATTGTTTATTAATTCTTTTATATTGTCATGGGAAAATGCGTAGCCAGCATTATTCATTAATTTTGAAATATTATTAATTGGAATTTTAATGCCTGGTTTTGTTTTGGATTGCAACAGTTGCAGTATGGTCATAAAGACGCCTGCTTCACTTTTAACAAAATCTGGAGCAACCTCAAGTAATTTCATTTTATGCTCGCAAGCCACGACCCATTTCAGCAGGACCGCCAGTTGCAGCATCAGCAGTATTAAAATCACTTTCTGGTTCAGGCGCTTCGCCGCCGCCCACTTGTGCATCCATTTCAGGTGCAGTAGCAGGTTCTGCTGGTGTTTCAGCACCCATGGCACCCAATTGACCACGACTTGCATTATCTAAAGAATCACGAGCAGAGTTTGCAGCATCTAGTAGGGTTTGTAATGCAGAACTTGCAGCACCATTAAATTGATTTGCCTGTTCAATGCCCATTTCATCCTTCATTGCACTTACTAGTGCAGGAAGTTTTTCATTTTGCATATCGCTAATCTTGCTTACTAAATCCTGAACACTATCAGCAAGATCACGCTGAGCCATTGTAACACGTGCTTGTTCAATTTCACTTTCAGTTAGTGCTGGTGGAAGATTGATGCTTTCATTCTTTGCCATCTTAGTAGCAGTAGCATACATAACTTCCTGACCACGCTTGCCATAACGTTTTTCAAAATCGCCTTTTTTTCCCTTTAAAGCCATTGCATAATGCTCACGTTTTTTAAGTTCACTTGGAGTAAGTTCACGTTCGTTAAGATTGATTGTGCAATAATCAGTAATTGCTGCCATTTTTTCTGCAATAATTTTGCGACCTTGTGCCATTTCGCTTTTCCAACTTTCTAAAACTTTACTGACCATAACTGCTTCCATATATTGCGGGTTGCGCTCAGCATGATGTGCAGCACCCGTGCTACGAATATTTTTAATCTTATCGGAAAGAGTTCTTAGCATGCTTGAAGCATCGCCTTCATTGATCTTATTAAGATCAAGCTTCCACTTATAAACTTTGTCCAATTGCTGATTAAGTTCTGCAGCACTTACCTGACCAAATTCTTTAACAAACATAGTGTTGTCCTTACATTTAATAGTATTTATTGCAGAGAGACAGTTTTCTCTAATTCGTGTAATTGGTCATCAAGTAAAGATAATTGATTTTCCACATTATCAAGTCTATGCAAATAAACAAGGTTGTCTGGATTATTCTTATGTCTTATAGAATATAATTGCTTATCAGCAAGATAGATATCTAACTGTTTATCTATACTAGTTGCAGTGTCTAGATAACGGTTATATTTTTTACTCACTAGTGCTGCAAGTAATATAGCAACTCGTCTTTGTCGCAATGATGCAATGACTAAGTTGTCTTTAATTACTTGCCAATTATTATCATTAAATTTTACACTTATGTTATTAACTTGATATCCATTCCCCACGGATTTTACAATCACTGCGCCCTTCTGGGGCAAATGATTGTATTCTTCCGTGACGAATTTTTTGATTTTGTTTAGGGTCGAGTTTTCATCTATCATAATATTATAATAGCTAATGCCAACCTAAATGTCAATTAACTATGCGCTTTTGCAACATAAATTATAAGTCCTAAAAGTGCCGTTAATAGTGAGCCAATAATGCCAATTCCTAAGCCAACGAGTTTTTTATAAGCCAAAGTTTCTTTTTCGATTAACATAGATTTAATTTCGCTGACTATGGATTCAACCTTTGCAAGTCTTAATTCCATAGCGTCCATTTTATTATCCATTTGTTCATAACGCTCTGCACAGATATCGACATGCGCTTCTAAACTTTGACGTTCTATATCATATGGTTTCTTTGCCATAACAACTCCATGCATTGCAAATATTATTTATTATGACATTTACAAGAATAGAAAGCAGATATTTTGATTTTCACCACTTACAACCGTATAATTTTTAATATTTGGTGCGGTTTCTTCAAGACCAAGAATCATTGGTATAGCATCAATACTACCTAGAGTTTCTGCGTCATTTTTAAAATTATCTGAATTAAAATCAAAAATCCATAAATTTTGAAAACCAGTATAATTTTTACCAAAGCCCATGCTATCTATATTACGAAAAATTTTTGTAGGATATGCTTCAATTGTAGGAATAGATTTTAAACCAATTGCTTGCATTAGGGTGTGCCAATTTTTTAATTGATTTTGTGCGTGATAATCACCATTTCTGGTAATATCAAATAGCGTTAAACATCTAATCATTATTTTACTTATTATCAGGTATTTTACGCAAAGAAAAAGGGCGGTTGCCCGCCCTTGAACTTTGTAATATATCTAGGATATATTAAGTGTAGCTTAGCTTGAAACCACGGTTAGCGAATACTGAACCGCTGCAATCAACGCTGTTGTTGCCAGCAGCAGTTAGGCTGCGAACAGTGCTTTGAACAACGCTTGCAATACCAGCATCGGATGATGCAAGACCTTGTGCGCCTTCAAGAAGAAGACTGATGTTACCACCGCTAGTTGCTTCTACTTGATATGCAAGAACAGTTACGTTACTTGAAATTGCGCTTAGGATTGCAGGAATTGCGTTGTTTACACCACTTTCACTACGAATGTCTTGTGCTGAACCACCACTTGCTGCGATATAACCTGCTAGTGCTACAGGGAACTTTCCGATGAAGCTAGCGCCGATTGCTGTTGAGATAAAACCCTTACCATCACCAACTACACCAGCATTACCATTTGTACGATAAAAATCTGCCATTTTATTTCTCCAAAAATTGCGTTTACTATTACGCTAAAGGTATTTATACAGACTTAAGAAATATTATTAGTTATGCAGATGTTTTTTGAGTTGGAATAATACCAGATTTTTGTTTTATTTTTTGCAATAACTTTTCAATGTCAGATTTATTAGATAATGAATCTAATTTATTAACAAATGCTTGTGTAAATGCAGCATTACCTAATTGCGGATTTACTCCAAAAACATCTGGATCAGCTAAAGCTTGATTTTGTTGTGTTAATCCGCCACTGCCGTAACTGCCTAGACCACCGCTACTCATACTATTGCCGCTCGTCATTCCACCACCGCCTGTCATTTTTGCATAAAGTGTTGGGTTTTGCGTTTTAAGCTGTCGGTTTTGATACCAAACCTGTGTTGCACGAGTCGCTAATCCATCAATTTCAGTTGGAGTAAGAATTACTGCATTCTTGGTTAAGTTTAATACTGCTTCTTCAATAGATTCACCAGTTGCTTTCTTTTTGTTTTGTTTTTCTAGTGCAGCCGCCATAGATGCGTATCTAGGATCATCAGGCTTAATTCCCATTATTGATGGAGCAGTTGCGTTTGTTTGAGATTGAGCGGATTGATTATTAGCATTAGTAGATGCTGTAGCAGGTGCTGCTGCATTTGGCATTTGTTTAGGTTTTTTTTGCCCACTACTAAATTTAATTTTGTTTAATCCTATGCTATTAAAATCTCTATCAGTGATAAAGTTGTTTCCTCTAGCTATTAATGTTTTAGATAGTTTTTGTTGAAAATCTGAAACCATTGCTTGGCGGTTTTGAGTTAATTTTTTATAATCTGCAGGTGCCATTGATTTCATATCATTTAATTCTGTAGTATAATCTTTTGTAAATTTATTAATTATTTCTATAAATGATTTTTTGCTTTTTTCAAACTCAGGATCGCCTGGTTTTGGCGGCACCGATTTTGGGTCTGTTACTTCAGGTAAAAATTCACTTGCTCTCATTGATTTTTCTCAATCCACGAACAAACTTTTGCGGTTCTTGTGTGCGTATACTATTTAATAACCGACGTTCTAATTCTTCTGCCTCTGGAGTATCATAGGATTCACGAATTTGGTTGATTAAATTTATAGCACTATTTATGATATGATTGGCACGGCTTTCCAATGCAAATCCAGAATTCTTATTGATTGTTAATGAACTCAATTCATCTAGTATACTACGAGTTTGTTTACGCAAAATAGTTACCTCATAGTATTATTTATGGGAAACTATCTCTGCAGAACTTTTCTATCTGTTTTGTGCAGTTAAAACAACCACGCGTAAATTTCAGGAAAAATTTCTTTAAATGATTCTTTTCTGTACACATCGTGTAATTTAACAGTTTTTCTAAATTCTTCTAGTCGATAACTTTCATCATCGGTTAACCAACTGCTAATTTTTTCTAAATCTTCGTGATTACTATTTTTTAATTTTTCTACTATATTATTTTTAAATTTTTGTGGAAATATATTACAACGATAGTATTCTGGATTATATAGTTTGCCCAACCATGGTTTAGGCAAATTATTACGCAAAACCCAATCAAAAAATTCATCTAGATAATAAATGGTGAATACACTTACTGTTGTGCTTATACTTAATTGCATATTATCTAATTTTGCAATATAATCTCTATACTTCAAAAGATTTTGTTCAACAATCGACCAATCAGCATTTTTTCTATTGTACTCAAATCTTTTTCCCATATCATCTATACTTGGTTGAATATCAACCCATTTAAAATTGCGCCAATAATTCCAATACTTTTCACTTGGAAAGATAGTACCATTAGTATTATAATGTAATTTAACTTTATTTGCAGAAGATGACTTTGACAATGTATCAAGCATTTGTAAATGCTTATCGTTTTCAAACAAAAATGGTTCTCCGCCATGCAAATGAATGTCTATGGCAGTTTCTGATATTTTTAATATATCTTTCCAAATTGAAGGATTATTAATCCAGTCTGTGCCAACTGGTTTTTTGTTATGCAAATCTCTATATTCTTTTATCCAACTACTGCTCGCCGCTGGTCCACATATTCTGCATTTTAAATTGCATATGTTACCTAATGGTATAGTTAACAATAATGTATTATCTGAATCTAAATCATGATGCTCAAATTCACTTTGCCAATTTTCAAAATCTAACAACCGTTTGCTTTTGTATTCAGCATCTTCATCTTGCCAACAACGAATACAAGGTTTTGGTTTCTCGCCTTGCAAAAATGATTCTTTCAATAATTTGAGACTATTGCTATTTTTATAATCATCAACACTATGTGAGTTTATATTAAAATTTTCCCAATCAGTTGCTAAATTATTTCTAAATTTACAACACGGTCGGATATTTCCAACTTGATCAATATCTAATCCAACCCATGGTTGATGACAAAAATTTGATAAATTCATTAGAAAAATATTTATTAATATATTTTTTAACGTAAATATTTACTTATTGGCATATTAGGCAAAGGAAGGCAATCAATGAAACTACCAGAAAATGCACACGCACAATGCGAACAACTATTACGAGAATTTAGACGACAGCTACCAGATGATGCGGTATATAAAGACCGACTTGTTGAAGAAATAGAAATCATCTTAGGTCTACGTTTTACAGAATACTTTTTACAAATCCGTGAAATATTAGACATGACTATTGACTTGCCACATATGACACGCGGCAGTGCAGGCAGCAGTCTTGTATGTTGGGCATTGGGTATTACAGATGTTGATCCTATTAAATGGGATATACCGCTATCACGATTTTTAAATCCGCATCGTGATGATTTACCAGACATTGATATAGACTATCCACACTGGGCACAAACTACAGTAATGGAACGCATATTCAAACGCTGGCCTGGCAAAAGTGCAAGAATTTCAAACTATGTTACATTTAAAGAAAAAAGTGCCAAGCGTGAGGCAGCACGACGACTTGGTGCAAAAGGTAAATTGCCACGCAACTTTAAGTATGATGATCTTGACATTGATATAGGTGAAGCTATTCGTATTGAAAAGAAGTTAATGGGTAAGAAACGTGCTATTTCTAAACATTGTGGCGGCATACTTGTTTTTAAGCATAATCTGCCAAAAAGTTTAATAAATGCAGATAATCAGATACTGTTAGACAAACATGAAGTAGAAGACCTTGAACACTTAAAAGTTGACATACTTGCTAATCGTGGATTAAGTCAACTATACGAAATAGAACCCAACATGAGTTTAGAAGATTATCCTGATTACGATGCGGCAACTATAAATCTACTTTGTAATGGCGATGTGTTAGGCGTAACGCAAGGCGAATCACCGGCAATGCGGCGACTGTTTCGTGCAATACAACCGCAATCACGCAATGATTGTGTATTTGCAACTGCGCTTATACGTCCTGTTGCTACTACTGGTCGTCAGAAAGCTAGTTTTTTTCATGATTGGACAGAAAAACAGCTAGAAGATAGTATTGTATATGAAGATGATGCTATTAAAAAAATAAGCAAACTTATTGGGTGTGATATCTATCAAGCAGATATGTATCGTCGTGCATTTGCAAAAAAGAATGAAGAAAAAGTATATGAGTTTATGCATCGCATGGGCACACATCCTAACAAGAGTGAAATTATAGATGAACTTTATCAACTTGGTAATTTTGGGTTATGTCGTGCACATGCTGTAAATCTTGGGAGATTGATTTGGGCGTTAGCATATCAAAAAGCACATAATCCTAAACCATTTTGGGCAGCATATCTTAAACACTGTGAAGGCAGTTATCGCCGTTGGGTATATAAAAATGAAGCCAAACGTGCTGGTTGGGACTTGCGTGAACTAGGTTTTAATTATAGTTTGTTAAATGATCCTATATATGAATATAGAAAATATGGATGGTGGGGCGATGCTGATTTTTTACCAGGTTTTTATTGTTCTAATCAATATCTTGACCGTTTTGAATTTGCTGGTCTTGTTGCCAATGGTCGTGTATTCAAGGGCGAAGGCGGAAAATACATTACCTTTCTTACCCTTGGGGTTGGTAACGGAAAATATATTGACTTGCTTGTTAAAGGTCCAGTAGCATATCACGACTATGATGTTGTATGCGGCATAGGCAAAGTTAAAACAAGCAATGGCAGTCAATATATTGAATGTCAAAATGTACGAACTTTAAAATTAGAAAAGTTTAATTCTTCTGTTTCAAGTTAGCTAACATTTGGCGCAGTGCACTGCTGTTAACATCAGCCACAATTTTGCCCGGCTGATCTTCAACCACAGCATCAGTTGCAGGTTTCTCACCATTGCCGCCTTTGATACTGGCAAAAATACTACTGCTTTGTTTTTTAAACTGCTGATAATCAGGGTCTTCTGCAAGATCACGAATACGTAAACTATCGATATCAAACTCAAGTTCAATCTTTTGACCAACGCCACTACTGCTACGAGTTTTCATTAATTGCAATTGATACTTGCCATGTTCACGCATACTACGACTTGTAAAAATACCAAATAAATTATCAGCAGTGTTAATTTTCGAAATACCACCACTAATATGCGAATGGTCAAACTCTACTTCTTCTACAGAAGCACGATTTAACTGCGATGCAGTAACCAGTAGAATATCCATTTCCTTTGCAAAGTTACGAATTTCTTCGGAGACATACTTGTCTTTTACAAACAGGTCACTTGGGCTTACCTTTGCACTCACTGGCATCAACAGGTCAAGATAGTCAATCATGATAAAGTCAAGTTTACTGCCTGTACGAACCTGAAGTTCTTTGCAATATGAACGAACATCATTAATAGTGCTTTGTGCTGGCAAATACTTGATTTGAAACTTGCCACTTTTCTTGCCAACCATTCTAACTTTAATCTCAATATCTTCAATGCTCTTAAAAATATCTTTGCTTGCAGTATTTGTAAGCATACTATCAATGCGCATGGCAGTTAGTTCTTCACTAAGTTCTAGTGTTATATAAACGCCATTAAGACCCATCAATACCCAATTACATGCAATATTCTGCATGAAAAGTGATTTGCCCGAACCTGATCCGCCAGCAAAAATGTTAAGTTCACCACGATTAAATCCACCATATAACTTTTGGTCAAGTGCATTCCAACCTGTACTAGTTTGCCCGTTATTATCTTTAATCTTTGTAAGACGAGCAATTGGATCAAGAAAATAGTCTGTACCAAGGTCTTTGGTTAAACTAATTTGAACAGCATCCTTAATTAATTTTTCAACAGGATCAAAATCGCCTTTTTCTAATAAGTCTGCTGCTTTAAGAATAGCACGTTCAAGTTCTTTTTGTTTGGTAAAATCTTCAAACTCTTCTAGAAACCACGCAGTATGATCATCAGTCATGCCATTAATAGCAGCAAATGTATTATTTGTAGCAGCATTAATTTGCTCAAAAAGTGGCATAATAGTGTGATGTTCACAGTGTTCTTTAATAAACTCTGCTGCGCTTTTTAAACTACGATCAAAGTTATTTGAATTGAATATATTTTGCACTCTCACATAGCTTTGTGGGTCGCTCAACATCATTTCAATGAATAATTTTTGTATTGGTGTATCGTAAGTTTTTGCCATTAATCTGCTTGTAAATTGTTAAAGTGTACCAAGTATAATAATATATAATAGCATAATTGATTGCTATAAACAACAAATTTTATCAATGGTCATTTATGTAGCGAGAATTTGCTTGATAAAAAGCATCATAAATCACGTTTAATTTTTCAGAATCAATTTCAATATTAAATTTTTCTTTTATACGATCCATCATCGTTAAAAAACTATCTTTGTCTAGAAAATTTTCAAAATCTATAACAAAATCTTGGTCATATACGGTACCATCAAGAAAATGCTTTACTGTTCTTTTTGCAATAACCCTTCTCATCACTTCTCCGCCATTTTTTTTAGGTATCTTAACATTGCCCCACATTTCAAATTCAAAATCTTTTAAAATTTTATGATAAACTAATTTTTCAATCAATTCTCTATATTTTTCATTTGGTTTGATAATAATAGTTTTGTTAGGATTAAAAAATTCACTAAACTCATTATGATGCTTAGGAGAACAAAGTCGCTGCACATAATACATATTTGGATCAATATCTTTAAACAAAAAATTTTTCCACAAGTAAATTAATTTTTTATCATAAGACAATGCAAACCATGGATCGAAAGATTTCCGATCATGAAAATTTTCAATAACATTAACAGATGTGTGTGCTGCACCTGCATAATTAAAAACTGGAGTATCATTGGGAACTGTAGACCAAACGTTATCTGATAGATATAGTACACTTGTAAGAAAGCCACCAAAGCATCCGCTTGCATAATTTATAAGAATTACACGTTCTTTAAGAAATTTTTGAAATTCAACTATATCCATTTTTTTACCATCAATTGTATTTTTAATTTGTTACTTTGTATACTATCAAGAATGCTGCGCATAGTATATAACTGACCATACTTAGCCACTGCATCTGATACATCTTTAATACCCGTTTCCCATTCTGGAAACGCAACACTCCAACCATATTTGAGAGCAGCATTAACCATTGCATAACCAGCTTTATCACGATCAGGCACCACAATGATATCACGATCTAGTGTTTCAATCACTTGAGCCTGAGCATCATTAATTTCATTTGAACAAATTCCAAGCGCACCAATAGCAACCGCATCTAGCAATCCCTCAACCACAATACAAAACTTTGCATCACGGTGCTGACGGTCATATCCCCATATCATATTACTTGGATAGTTAGAAAAATATTTTATCTTCTTCTTGCCATCTTCAAATAATCGCCCACTAAAACCCATAGGTTTGCTATTCCACGTAAACGGAACAAGCACACGGTTTCTTAAAGCAGGGTCGTCTGTCCAGTAAAAATCAGATAGCTTATCGCTAAAACCTCTACTATCAAGATAATTAATAGCCATTTCAAGACTGTTATAATCGTTTTCATTGATATATCCATCATTTAACCAACTTGTAATAGGACGACCAGGACAAGGTTCACGTGGTTCATAGGTAGGCAACTCACGTGCTTCTACCTTTGGTGCATCTGGCGTAGATTGTGCTAGCGCAAATAAACTAAGGCGAGATATAGTATCATCGCCCATGCCAAGCCAACTCATCCAACGTCGCATTTTATAGGATAAACGATTGCCTGGTTGCCAAGCGGCAGTATAATGGCAGTTAAAGCAGTGGGCAGTGATGCCGCCTTCTGGCGTAGGCATAACGCCACCACGACCACGAGTATCTACACTGTGTCCATTATGATGACAGCAAACAGCATTGAAGCTAACCCACTTACTAGGCGTGGATTTTCGCTTCCATGGCAAATGCTGCATGATTTGGTCAGTGATTTCCATGAACTTATTATAACAGTTTTAATACAAAAGTCAAGGGCGAAATAGTATATAGTTTACCGCACCAAGTGTTTGGGTAATCTTAAACTTAATTGCGCTGTACTTGCCTTGAAAATTAAAGTACTGATTTCCAGAAGCATTTGATAACACTGCAGTGTTTATTGTAACCCAATTGTTAGCATTGCTAACACTTATAGTATCCTGACTTGCTTGGCATTCAATATTGCCAGAAAATCCATTTGTGTTGTATTGAACTGTTTGATATACTGCACGACCTTTAACTCGATCAGCAGTTAATGTTGTACTAGTAAATGCAACATTATAATAGTTAGTGCTTACATCATTTGTATAATTTTGAATTGTAACATTTGCGCTTGGAACAAATGCAGGATATACACCATCATTAAGTCTAACTTGTCCCTGTGCGCTGTAATTATCGTCTGAAAAAACTATTTGTGCTTCGCCTTCTGGACTTGTAACTACAATGCTGTAATTATATAGACCTGAATTAATATCATCCAGTAGCGTTCCTTCAATAAGAGTAGTTGCGCTGCCTTTGTCTGAATAAACAACTTGTAAAACTCTGCTAAAAACTAATTCTTTTGTAGTAGGATCAATCAAGTTAAATAGAATTGTACTATCTAACAGACTAACAGGTTTTTGGTCTTGATTTTTAATTAAGAACTGAAATCTATTATCTACACCTTTAAATAGTTGTAATGGTTTTGCATACACGAGTTGGTTTTCCCTATGAGGTGTGTAGTCAGCATTCTTAACAACTGTAATGATTTGTGGATATAAATAACCGACGATTTGCTGCACAGAATGGACTCCTTGCTTATTTATTATGATTTCTATTGAACAAATGCTTGAACAATACCCTTTTCTAACTTATATAAAATACACTCACAGTGACTATATTGGCATTATACAAAATTATGATGTAGATATTGTTTCAATGTATGCATTTAACAAACTAAGAACAGAAGAAGATAAACGTGGTTTCTTAGAAATGGCAGAAATATGGTGGTGGGAATCTAATCGTTTAATACCCATTAATATATTTTTAAAAAACAGTTGGAACCCTTTTCGTTATAGTACAGTTACACTAACAACTAAAGATATAAAAGATCAACAGGGTCACATTGTAAGTATTGCAAAACTTGCAGAACGCAGAACCAAACGTCGTGTAGTTCAGCTAGTCAAGCGTCTCGGTTAACAAGTTCATATGCACCATTACTAATTGCGCATAAGAATATGCATGCGCACGTTTAAAATAGTAACCATCATCTGACTTAAGCCAAATTTGTTCGGCTATTTCTCGCCATCGTTTTCCGATAAGATATCGTTTTGATGGACGTATAATAGCCAAAACCATAGCAAGCTTATCCATGGTATCAGGAAAGTGTTGCTGTATAATATCATAATGATTTGATAAGTGAATAAGTTTGGCAACGAAATCACGCTCCTTTAATAGTTCCCACTGAGGTTCACGGTTACAGAGTTCGTCAAGATGCTCGTTACTGCGAACTGAATTATAAACATGAACATTCAATAGGTCTAGCTTCATATAACCAACTTCTTCGGCTTCGCTATAATCAATATTGCTAAGTCCTGTAATTGGATTGTACGGAATAGGATTGACATAGACTCCAGTGTTATGCTTGATAACCGTACCGTCACGGCGTATAGACGCAGGTATATGCTTGATTAGTTTCAAGATATCCTCACGGTTTCCAAAGTCTATGTCAATGTCCATATTGTTAATATATCAGATAGTGCAATTTTATGCAATAAATAATTCTATGCTAGACATTATTAACCATCATCAAATTTTATATCAAGAAAAAACTTTACAAGGAAAATTTTGTGGATATCCATGGGAAAGAATAGCAATTACTGATACAGGCGATGTTTATTCTTGTCCATGTGTTGATTGGACTGGATTAGTAGTTGGTAATGTTCTAAAAACACCACTTGAAGAAATCTATAACAATAGTGAAAATCTGCAAAAATTGCGCAATAGTGTGTTAGATGGAAAATTTGGATGGTGCAAAGTTGGTCAATGTGATAAGATTAATAATTTACCTAACAAAAATAAACTAAATTCTTATAAAGTAAATAACAAAAATTTTTGGTTACCAACCTATATTAATTTAGGAATTGAATACAATTGTAACCTAAAATGCGGAAGTTGCAGAAGTGAATTGCATTACAAGAATGAAGAAAATTTGCAAGTTACTCAAATATTATCAAGTTTAGTAAATTCATACAAAGATTACAAGAACATCACTGAAATTTCATGCGATGGATACGGCGATATTTTTGTAAGTAAAAGTTACATGAATCTTATCTTCAGTGATAAAGTTCCAGATTGTTGGAGATTTATGATACAAACAAATGGCAATTTATTAAGCAAACGCAAAAGTCAAATATTACAAATTAAAGATAGAATTAATTTAATTAATATTAGTATTGATGCTTCTACTCCTGAAACCTATAAAATTGTGCGAGGTGGAAATTGGGGGATAGTGATGGATGGCATTGAAATGATCCATGAACTAGGAATTAAAGGCATGATACAGTTAGTGTTACAAAGAGAAAACTATAAAGATTTGTTAGGTTTTAAAGAACTTGCTAATAAGTTTGATTTTTGGTATCAAGTACAGTTTATGGATAGACGACAACATATGACTGAAAAATATTGGAATCATAATCGAATTGATAATAATCCTGATGTTGATTATGCGCAATTAAAAGAGTACTTAAACATTTTAAAACAAGATAAAGATTGCAACTTTGATGGCGGAGTGCAAGAACTTTATAAATCCCTATGACCATCTCATCAAAAAAAGTGTGCGTTCTTCATCATTAACAAAACCTAATATCATACCTTTTTGTGACCATGCAGTAAGTGAAGAATCGCACCATGCTTTAATATCCCCTTCATTTGCCACCCACCATGATACGTTACTAATAACAAGTATACTTTTGTTTTGTATTAAATCTATGATATAGATATCATCCGATAGTTCACGAACTTCACTAAGCGATAGACCATTACCTAATATAAAACGTTGTGACATTAGAAACCAGCTTGTGATAATATATGCTTTGTCATTTCAGTATCAGCAGGATAATCTTTTAACTTTCGTTGCCAAAACTCAGGATCAATCCAAGGCATAAGCAGTGTTAATTGTTCTTCACTAAGTGATTCAAGTTTAGTAATACCATTGTCGCAGCAATATATTGCCCAACAACTAATTCGACCATTAAGAACATGTTGCACAAAACGATTAGAACTTACTTCAATAAAATATGTTGCAATATCTTTGCTACTTTCTTCGCTCCATTCTTGCATAGTAAGAATACTGCGTTCTAGTGCATCGCTTGAACTTTCACTGCGCAAAATACCATAAAGATATTCTTCATAAACTTTATCTTTGCACCAGTTATCAATCTTGATTTGATTTTTCAGTACATAATCCATAAATTGTTTAACATTGACTGCACTAATTGCAACACAATGTCGCCCAAATTTTACAAATGAATTGTAAAAGTTATTGTTGCAAAAATCTTCATATGTCTTTAACTTTGCCGATCCTTGCGTAAGTTCATGAAAACGCAACCATGTTTGAAATCCAATAATGACACCTTTTTCACCACGTTGTTGATCTCGACGTTTAGGTTCACACTGATGAACTTGTAAGGTGCTTTCACGAACAAAACCCTGATTACAGTACTTGCATACATGTGTGCCAGGTTTCATGTCACGTCTAGCTTCTTTTGCAATTTGTTGTAGTTCATTCATTTTTTTATTGTATCATAAAAGTTTTAATTCGGCAATATCAATTGCTGTAGTTGTCAAGAACTTTTTGTAAATTATAAACTGATATTTTATAATTATTTCTTTCCCAAAATTGTAATATTTTTTGATTGTTTACAAATCTATGCATATTATCTAATTTAAATTTACGGCAATCATCTAGTGTCCATTGGCATATTTTTTCTAATTGATCAACACACATTTTAATTCTTGTTAAAGGATCGGGTTCATCGTCATAGCTATGATCAATTATATCATCAAATAAATCAAATCCAAATTCACGCAAGTAACTTACATTTTGGTAAAATGAAACAAATATTGGAACTTGTCCATATGCAAATGGTTTAATTGATTTTTCGGTAACAAATGGTAGAAAACCTTCAAATCCTGGCAATTTTAATTGTGGATCAAAAATTGGTTCAACGCTTGTTTCCATAACAAAATTAATAAATGCAGTTGTTATTTTTTCATCAGTAGTATTCATCATTTTTGTAGAATCATTACTAAAATTATCTATTTTTCCATCTATATACATAGGAAAAAGATTATCATATTTTTTATGATGCGTTAAACGAAAATATTCTCTAAACTTTATTGGCAGAGAATGAAAAATTACTTCATCTATCGGATTCTTTCTAGTTGAATTGTATTGCCCACT